TCACTGAACATGAGTTACACGGGGTTTCCCCCGTGCCCCGTTAGGCGAGACGGATCAGAGCATTCGTCGCATCATTGGTAGGCATGGTGAGGGTAAACGTACCCGCAGTCACCGTCTGCGAACCAAAAGTATGCACACTGACCGCACGATTACCTTGCGTATTGTTGTAGATCAATACCGCATCAAACGCCGTAGACAACGTGACGGTAGTGTAAGTGATGCTCGCGGTCGGGGTCGTGTAACCCGTCACGCCGCTGGTCGTAGGCGCATTCCACGAAGTAATAGCTACCCCACCAGCGGTATAACCAGTACCACTGACTTCACCCGTTGCAGAATAAGCAGTGGTCGAAGCGCCATAGGTGGCAGACGCTAGATACAGCGCGGCCTTGAACGAGTCAGCGGTGTTGACGGTACGAGCCGGATTGGTCGCACTGAAGTTGTGATATGCGTTTAGCAATTCGCCCTTGAAGGACGTAGCCATCGCCTGTGCATTTGCCATGATAAAACCCCTGTTAAGTTAGGCGAGCATTGCGGCTACGCCGTCAGCAAAAACATTTTTCTTGAGCGTGACATGGACGGAACGGTGAACCAGCTCGCCTTCATGCCAATACTCAACCCAAGTCGTGATCTCATGATCATTGTCCACGGAACCTTCCTTCTTTTCAAGCAAGGATTCGTCCATTTCGCCCTTCGTTGTGTTGACCAACGCCATCTTGCGCTCCTTAGTTAGACACAGGGATTACAGAACCTGTAAAGGTGTAGCTGCCGGTATGGTTCAGACGAACCCACGGCGCAACATGTATTTTGATCCCATTATCCCGGCAAAGCCAGCAAAACGCATAGTCTTCCGTAAGCTGCTTATTAAGCACCGGGTCTTTCTTCAGGAAGAAATACTCATACAAGACGCTATCGTCATCGTCCAGATAACTGTCAACCTTGTCCTTGAGCCGCTCAATAACCTCTTTCTTGATCAGCATGAATCCAGTCCCGGCACCCCATACTTCCACAGGCTCATCCGGCTTGACCTTCTTTTCCCTCTCATGCCCAACCAAGTTAACCACCAGATCCCCGGTGTGGAACTGAAGCTGCTCCGTTGGCACCCCTGCCTTGACTGCCATCTCAACCCGCCCCCAATTCAACTTCTTTTTGGGGTAGATCCCAGCAATCACATCCTTGTCAGCCTGAATCATGGTCACGATGTCTTGGGCTTCAAACCCAATGTCCGCATCAATAAACAACATGTGCGTAAATTCGTGGTTGGCAAAGATCGTAGCCAACTTGTTTCTTGCGCTGGTGATCAGGCTGTCGTTGTAGATAAACGCCGTGGATACCGCGATCCCCGCCGAACTGAGCGTTGGGACTACATTCAACATGGATCGCGTGTACTCACCCGTACACATCCCGCCATACATCGGGGTGGCAATCAGGAGCTTCATGCTATACGAATGATGGCGCTAAAGTTGTCGTCAGGCGGGAAATTTACGGTGAAGTCGCTGTTGACCGACGTCATCGGTCCGCCAAAGTCGATGACACACACAGCCGGGTTTCCGGCCGCAGAACTGTTGTAGATAAGCGCCCCATACGCGGTGATGTTAGTTCCCGTAAACGTCAATGTCTCAAATGAGACGATCGCTATAGTTCCTGAGCTAACTGGGGTGATGGTTGTCAGCGCCCCTCCCCCCGCTGCATACGACCCGGAAGAGGGTACCTCCCCAGAAGTAGTGTAGGCAGTTGTAGAAGCATTGAACGACACGGTGTTGTCATACAAGGCAAGCTTGAAGACGTCCCCGGTAAGAGTCGTAAAGTTGTGTACACCCTTTAACAACTCTACTTTGAAACTGGTGCAAAGGTAATTGCCGGAAAACGCCATGATTACGGACCCGGGGAATCAGACTTGACTGGGACTCGAGACATGCCATCTCTATACTCGTCACGGCGTCTACGCCCCTGCTGTTCAATGCCCAGGCCCTGCAACGCCTCCTTGTAGGACCCACGGAAATAATTAAGCATCTCCAGGGGCCCTTTTGTGTAGCTGTAAGCCTGTATCAAACACGCATACAGTAGCGCTTCTGGGGCGTTCAAACTGATCCATGTCGTAGTATTTGTTGAAGAAAGCTGGGGAGGACGATAGATGTAGCCAAGTTCCACGGTATACGCCGCGTTGGGTGTAGGCGCTATGTAGAACGTATTTTGATCCCACACGGAATAGTACTTTGGCACCCCTGTGACCGACCCATCAGGCCAGTATTCTTTCATGAATGATGTATCACGGAAGTCCAGAAAAACCTGATCTCCGTCCACCGTAGCCATCATGTATCGATGAGTCAAAATACCGGCCGGGGCTGACAAGAACTTGTTGCCCTGGGTAAGGTTGGCCGTGGCCTCCAGCTTAAAGACATCAAGATCTATCTCGCGGAGAATCTGATTCTCCGCCATTGTAATAAACGTATTGATCACAGAAGACGTGAAGACATTGCTTCCAACTTCCATGTAATTCCTGATATTCGTGACAAGTTCGTCGTAAGTCATGTTGTGCTCACTGTCACCGAACCCACAATGCCCTGCGCTATCAGCGCCTGCCCTACTACATAGGGCCTCATGTCGTTTGTACCTCGAGCGCTACCATAACTCTGAAATGCACTAAACGCCGGAGCCCCAACATAAACGGACACTGGTTCTATACGATCAGGCCTGGGATCTCTTAGAGCAATTGCATCCCCGCGATACCTAAGAGGCTGAAGTTGTGGCTCTTTGGGTTCATAGTCATCTGGGCAGACCATGAAGCCTTCCCAGTTCTTACGCAAGACGTTGTACGCGTATCTCTGACCGCAGTAGTCGCACAAAGCGAGAGAATACTTTCCGCTCGCAAAGGCCATGCTACACCCCTAAATCCGGCACAAACTGCACACTGGCCGTATCGCGATCTTCCATCGCAGCACGAGTAAAATCCTCTTCGTATATGGATTTCAAGCCAGATGTACGTTCAGGGGCGAACTTCAAGGAAAGGTAGTAAGCGAGCCCTGAAGCAAGGCACGGCAAGAACCTGAAGTTGATGTCCGTTGTGTTTGTGTAATCCCCAGCATCCTGGATACGGCGAATGCGGTAATAGACAAACGTGTAGGTTTGATCCGCTGCGGGGTAGAAAAACACCTTGGGGATGTTTGTCCTCTGTACATAAAACTGCGCAGGACGGGCCTGAGTAGTCTTATCAGGGACGTTGAGCCAATCCTCACGGCTGATGCGCTCAATGTACACGTCAGAGTTAATGCCTTGGCTGTTCTGACGAATGATTGCTTCTAGCACATTGACGGTATCTGCGGACAAAGTGATTTCGTTCGTACCCTGTGTAAGCGTGTACGTAGCCTGTTCAATCGTCCAGAGATTTAGCCCACGATTGGCCCAGTCAAGGAAAAGGAGATTCAATGATCTCCGAGCGGTGGTCAATTGATAGCCACTTTGTGGCCTCATGCCACACCGCTCAAACGCCTCCTCGACCAAGTCATCAATCGACAGGTTGAACGTCGTTGTGCCAGAAGTGGCCATTTATCAGCACATCCCGCCTTTGCGATAGCCCTTGACCTTCTTGCCCATGGCCATGCGCTTGTGCTGATTAATTGCCCCACCCGTGGCCATCATTACCGGCCCAGTGGTCTTGCTGGTTTCTGAAACCATCTTGTTGGCCGGACCGCTCATCACGGCACCGCCGCCACGCGTCGCGCAGCCCATTCCTTTTCCTGCCATGATTATTTACCCCTCTTCATGACTTTACCACCACGTTTCATACCATGCTTTGCCCCAGGCATCATTGAACCATCAGGCATTTTATGCATGGCACGGCCACGCGCATCCGCTGTTTTGGTCTTCATGGCACGGCCCATCATATCCGCCATACCGCCACTCTTCATCTTGCCTACCCCATCGGCGGCGAAAGCCGGCACCATCTTGCCGCCTTTCTTCACCATCTTCATCTTGTTTTGCATCGATTTACCCTACCTTTCGAAGTTCATCCAGCTTTACTTCCAAGCGGTTAAACCGCTGATCCACATGGCTCAAAAACTTGTCAAACCGATCATCTACTTCGCGCCGCGTAACATGGTCACGCGCAACTTCTTCACGCGTCCGATTGAGCAAGATGCCGAGTCTGTTCAACTCATCAAACTTACTCTTGATCAGAAAGGCCAAAACGCCCACGATCGCTGTCAACACGATGTTCCAAATCATCATTTCCACGACTCAGCATCTCCATCGCCTGCGGGCCTGCCGAATCCGGCTATCTGGGTCTTTCGCTGCCTCCGGGTACATCTTCATCTGGCCCTCAGACCGTGCACAAAACGACGCACGGCGTTTTGCACGCGCAGGTGACGGGTTCTTTTCCGTCACCGCCGTTTGCAGCTTGCTACCAGGATTGGCACGCCTATATGCGGCCACCCCCTTCTTGGTCATGCCGGCACCTTGCTTGGTGGGTCGGAAATTGCCCGATTTCACCGAAGTTTTGATGCCCATGCCCTTCTTGGTAGCCATTATGCAGCGGCCCCACCTTCAAATAGCAGCGTTATGCTGGTGATCGTGGCACCAAACTTCACATATACCCCGGTTTGAAACAAAATCCCTTGTTCTGGAATGACGAAGTTTTGAGAATCCGCCACTGTAGTAGACGATAACGTCATCAACAACGGATCCGTGTCCGCATCACCGTCATAAAATTGGACCGTAGAAGGACCCGCTGCGCCGTGTGTAAAGTAAAGCCCACACACCCGCGTTCTTCCGTTGATCGCTTGTCCAGTGGCCGTTTTATAGACGGTATAAACATTACTCGCACTCATGTGCGACCCCCTCTATTAAACGGTGGCGCTAAAAGGCGTCGCCTCAGTGCCAGTGGCCGCAGACATGACGGTGACCGAGAACAGATTAGCAGCTACATCAACAATACGAATAATGTCGCCCTTGAGGCCACCAGTAGTTGTTCCGTTCAAAGTGATCGTGTCTGAGTCCGCAGCCGTGCGATAACCCAGGACAGCAGCCGCATTGTCAGAGACTACATATGCAGTGCCAGTCATGGTGTCGCTGCTGCTAGCAACTTTAATCGTAGTCGAATTGCTGGTGACCGAAGTCCCAACAACAAACGAATAAACTGCTCCTGACCCCGATGCGGACGGAAGCGTAACCGCTATGCCTGCCGCACGATTCAGAGTGACTACCCGACCAGCATGCGTAGCCTGAGTTACGGCCAACGTCGAAGCGGTTGTATTGACTGGGGTAGAAGCTAGAACAGCGCCAGTGACGTTACCCGTAACATCCCCAACAAAACCATTCGTAGACGTTACTGGGCCGCTAAAAGTGGTGCTTGCCATTTAATCCTCACATGCGAGATAGGAGCGCCCGTCTGCATGTCGTCTGGCCGGGACCAGTCTGGCGCTCCGGTAACCCCGGAATGATGCCGTTTTAACATAAAAGAAAAGGGGGCACAAGGCCCCCTTTTCCAAACTCTTGTTAAGAGTTTTATCAAGCTCCGGGCGATCCAAACAGCCCACGCGGATCACTAAAGCCAAAGCTATAG